AGAATAACTTGATACCTAAAAGTTTTGCATCAGCTGTTAAACTATCTTCTGACACATCTCTTGATATTTGAAAGAACACCTGTTCATCTGTGCTAGGTGAACCTGCAATAGTTACTGCACCACTTTCTGCTGTAACATCTAAATCGTTTGCTGTCCCACTGTGAGCTTTTGCTGTTGGTGCAACTTGTGTACCAAAAGCTGTATTACAAGAATCATCATCTGCAATAGCAACACCAGATAAACCCCAAGAAACAGTACCTGTGTTTGTAGAATCAGCTGTAAAAAATGCTTGGAATGTTACTGTGCCTTCGTTCCATGATTTAGGAAATGCAACAGCAAACTGAGCAAATTCATCTGAGTCTTTATCAAAATCTAAAGTTTTAATTTCTGGTCCGTTGGACAACTCTGTTTGTGCTAAATCTGCACAACCGTTTGTACTGTTAGCATACATAGCAACTGCTGGAACCCAAATAGTTTCTTTACCTGCAATCTTAATTGCAGCCGTATTGTCTCCTCCGTCTACTGCTTGAGCAACACCAGTTCCGTTTGGAGATATTGTTATGTTTCCATTTGACCCATCTGTAATTGTAATATTACCAGAGTTTGATCCTGAGTTAGTATCTAAAACAAGATCGTGCGCACCATCAGTTGTTAGAGTTGCAGCAGCAGATCCTGTTCCAATTCTAGTTTCTCCAGTGCCTTTTGGTTTTATGTGAACATCAACGTTTGTTTCTCCACTCGCACCTAAGATTGGTGGATTACCTGTTGCAGCGTTAGTTACTTCTAATTCGTTTACTGCTGAAGATGTTGTTTGAAATATAATCTGTTCGTTTCCATTTGCGTCTGCAATAAAACCTGCGTCTGCAATCTTTGGAGCTGTTAAAGTTTTGTTTGTTAAAGTATCAGTGGATGAAGCAGTTATAAATCCACAATCATCAATATCTGGATTTGTTCCATCATTAGCTGTAGCATAAACTAATTTTACTGCACCAGGAGCAAGAGTTACACTGTCCCCTGATCCTGAAACATATTTGAATACTACGTTTTGTGATCCACTTGTTGAATTTTTTAAAATGTATGCTTGTTGAACATCGATAGGTATAGTTACGTTTCTTGATCCACTTAATGATCCTGTAAACTCTATAATTCTGTGCGCAAGAGTTGCACCTGTTGAACCATCAGATACTGAAAGATCTGTATCTCCTGAATCTGATACTGCTTGTGTAGTAAAACCACCAGTGATTTGCTCAACTAGTTGTAAATTAGTATTAGTCTTCGTCCCCCATGTACCGGCATTTTCTCCGGTTGCTTGAAGTTCTACCCCTAAAGGTGAAAATGTTGATGCCATAATTTTTATCTCCTATTACGCTGCTACATCTGTATAACTTGTATTAGAACCTGTGTCAACAGCTTGATACGCTTGTATTCCAAAACCATCTGCAGTGCCAAATCCAGCAACAGAAGCAGTTGCTTCTACTCCTGTTAATCCTACCACATCTGCAGGTGATATTGATCCAACAGAAAATGTACCTGTTTGACCTGCTAATCCTACAGCCATGTCAGCAACAGTTACTGATCCAACAGACAATGTAGCTGAAATTCCTGTTAAGTCAATAAGTTCTATATTCGCTACTACAACACTTCCAACACTTAATGTTGATGATACACCTGTTAATCCTACTACATCTGCAGGAGATATTGATCCCACACTAAACGATGCAGACTGACCTGTTAATCCTACAGACATGTCCTCAACACTAACTGATCCAAGAGAAGCTGTTATAGCTTGTCCAGATAAAACTCCTGTAAAATCTATTATTGGAGTTGGTGATCCAACGCTAGCAGTTGCTGATTGTCCTGTTAATCCTACAACATCAGCAGGATTTAAAGTAAACATTCCCCAACCGTTATCTCCGTAAGATGCATTACTCCAACCGTTAGCACCTAAGTCTGATACGATTGCATCAGGTGCAGTTACTTCCACAGTTAAACCAGAAAAGCCCCAACTTTCAAAATTCCAAGTATCTCTACCCCAACCTTGTTCTGGAAATGCAGTTAATGATCCAACAGAAAAAGTTGCTTCTACTCCTGTTAATGTAACGACTGGGTTATGACTTTCTCCCCAAGGCTCTTCACCATATTCAGCTCTACCCCAACCTGTATTAGATCCTGAAATTACAGTCCCTAAAGATACTGTTGCAGATACACCTGTTAATTGTGCTACTTCGTCATTAGCTTGACCCCATGATCCACCTGTGTTCCATGCATCAACACCCCAACCACTTGTAAAAGCTTCAGTCGTTCCCCAACGACCTGTGCCCCAGGTTGTTCCTGATTGATTCCAAGTGTTTGCCATAAGGAGGACCTCCTTATGCTAATCTTATGATTGCGTTAGTTGCGTCAGCTGTTGGAAATTGAATTGTAAACGTACCAGATGATACAGTTTTATCACCACCAAAAGCAATAGCAGCTACTGCTTTGTTTGATTGTGATGAATTATAAATTAATGCACCATTAGCTGTGAAAGATGCTGAAGTAAAACTAACGTCTGCAAAATCACAGATAGCTGTCGTGCTATCTGTTGTAGGAGTAACGCTTGTTAGAGTTGCACCACCTGATGTGTATGCAGTTCCAGATGAGTTAGTAATTTCGTTAGTTGTTGCAAAAGCTGTTGTGCCTGCACCTAAAGTTGCAGAACTTGTAAATAAAGCTATTTTAAAAGTATTTCCTGTAGTTGCTGTAAAGTTGTGTGTTCCAACTAAAAGCTCTTGTTTAAAACTTGTGCATATTGCAGATGTTATTGCCATAATTTTTCTCCTACGGGTTTGCTGAGGTTACCGGTATACGAATAGCGCCATCAGTATAGTCATCTCTTCGTCTTCTACCAACTTGCTCGTTAGCAAACTTTTGTACCTCTTGTTTATATTTATTTTCATATAATGTCAACATGTCTATCGGACCTTTTAAAAACCCATATGCCTCCGATAAACAACAATATAATAGCCCATTTGGAAAATTAAGACTAATATAATTGGTGTCATTATTTTCTAATAATGCAGGGGCTGCATTGTAATGAACTCTAAATTTATACGTTGTATCAGGAACTGGTGCAAACATCATTCTTCCTGACGTGGTATCAGACTCCCCTGTAGCACCACCAAACATAGCATAATATTTAGGTTGTCCTCTTTTAGCTGATTCTGTTGAAGATACATATTGTTGTAGATATGTGATGTCTTTTTTTTCTAACCATACATTAGGTCCAGTTATAGCTGAAGTAGAATCATACACTTGTATTCCTCTAATAAACACAGCGCCTGCTGGAGCGTTAATCGTTTCTTGACCTGTAACTAAATTACCTGATTGTTGTTTTCTATCAGCGTCTATAGGCACATCTCTAAATATTCTGTATTGTGCATTTAAAATTATATTTTCTAAAACACTATCTGATAAAACATTAGAATCTGTTTCTGTGTAACTTCTAATCTGTGTTTTTAATCCTGATGCACTTAATCCAGCCATTATACTACTCCTGCTACTTCTTTACAGATAGGACAACTTTTTTTGTATCTATTATGTGTTGCACATTTTACAGCTTTGCCATCTTTATCTGTATATAAAATTTCTGGTTCTGGAGCTTCTTCATATAAAACTAAATGCTCATCTGTTTCTGGACATGCACATTGTTTTATTCCTAATATTTTACAAATAAAATTTTTTATTTTTTTAATCATGCTGTTACCGTTACTGGTCCCGCCGATGCAGAACCGCCTCCTCCTGTTTCACTTATACTAGATGTTGTAGCTGTTGCAAAGGTATAATTATCATCATCTACTTTAGTAATTGTGTATCCCGTAGATAAATTTATTGTTGCTGCAGCCACACCTCCAACAACATTTGCATCTCTAAATCTAACAGTATCACTTGTTGATCTACCATGATTTGGTTCATTGACTGATATGGTTGTTGATCCATTTGTTGTTGTAAAAGGATTTAATGGTAAAATTTTAGGTACAGCGCTTTCTATTCTATCAGGTCTTACATGTCTTAATGATATTGAATCACCGTTCATAGGTTTTGGTTCTAATTGTGGTTGCTTTGGTTCAAACTCTGACACATGCACAAATGATCCATTCCATTCTCTGACCATTTCTTTGTATGGAAACTCCATACCTGATCTATCTGATATTGCTCTTGCGTATTTTCCTGTTGCGTACTTTGCCATTATGCTCCTGGGTAATATGCTTTAGGTGTTATGTATGTGCTAGAAGCTGAACCATCTTCTGCTAGTGCTCTAGCTAATTCATCTTCATAAGCTAATTTTGTAGCTTGAATTAAATTTGGTTGATATTTTTGTGATAAATAATATGCAAGTCCAGACACCATACAAGGCACAAATCTAAATGGCACGTCTGTTGCATTAGTATAATCTCCAACATCTTGAATTCTTTTTATAAAAAAGAAATGCATATCTTTAGATGCATTTGTTGAGTCTGGTGTTGGATAAATGTGTATTGTAACTTTATCTATAAATCTCTCTACCCAATATTGATTTGGAGTTCCTTTAGATAATTTGTTTGAAAACCCTGCATAAGTAGATCTGTCTACCTTTGTCATTGGACTATCTGATTGTGTTGTTTGTGTTCTATTAGATCTTAACTGTGCTTCAAGGACATCGGATATACCAAAAACACTTGCTGGGTCTGTAGTTGTTGCAGATGTACCATCGCCACTCGCTCTAAAAAAGTCGTAGTCTGCCTGACCTTCTATTAGATCTAGATTAGTAGAACCTACTTCCCAGTAATGAATACCTCTATTACCCCATTCTTGAAATAGAATATTAAGAGATCTTCTAGCAGATTTAAGTTGATAACCTGCTACAGAATTTAATCCAATACGTTCGAAAGCATCTTCTATTATTTC